TGCCGGTGGCACCGATCGGCGAACCGATAAAGGTAGGCATCGTGCCCCTTGGCCCCGGCGATGACCTCGGCCCCAGCCTGGCGGAATAGCGGCTGATCCAACTCGCGAAGGAACTCGCGGGTGCCCTCGGCGTCGGGAACGTAACCGAAGTTTGTCTCAACGCGGTCGGCCAACCGCGAGACGTACCGCGACACGATCGTTCCCAGCGTCGCCGCGAACACCACGAACGCGATCGCAGACCACGACCAATCACTTCGCCGCATCGGTGGCTGCCCTCCCCAAATCGCGATATGCCACAGCCCACGCCGTCCGCTGCTCGGCGGTCAGCGGCCCGCCGTCGGTGCCCACGGCGTCCTCGAGGTACTTGGCGATCGCGTCGCGGGCGGCCGGCTGCCGGTCGCCAATCGAAATACCCCGGCAGCGGAGAATCCTGGTCCGCTTCCGCAGCTCGTCGACCGCGATCCCGGTGGAGAGATAGCCGTCCGGCTTGCCGGAAGAAAACTCGATCTCGTCGGCCAGTTCCGAGCACATAGCCCCGATGAGCGCCGCGTCCTCACTGGCCGTCTCACCCGCGAACAAACCGGCCAGCGACAGCGGGCCGGCGTCGGGGGCCGGCGTCGGGCCGGGGGCCGGGACAGCCGATGGACCGAGACCGTATGCGACGGCCGCGGCCACCAGAGCGATGCCAGCGTAGTGGCGGGGCGTGAGTTTGGCGGCGGCGGCCTTGGCCTTCTCGGCCAACGGCTGGAGGTGAGGCCAGCCCCAGGCTGCCACCGCTGCGATTATGAGAAGCGTAGGAATCATGCGAGCCTCACGAGTGGAAGGATTTGCTCGACCGCCCCGGACGCGAGGGCGAGAACCAAGAGCCGGACGGGGCCGCGGCACAGCCCCCATAGCGGCCAGAGAACCAGCGGCACGCAGCGGTCGGCCACCGCATCAAAGAGGGCGGCCACGCCCTCGAGCACCGCGGCCTTCTTCTCTTCGCCCGTCATGCCGACCACGTCGTCATAGAGGGAGACGGCCATTCGCAGAAACGCGACGAGCAGCTCGCCGAACTCTGACCACGTCAGCCCGTCAGCAGCGGCAGACTTCGCGGACTCGACGAACGCATGGAGTTTCACGAGAACGCCGCCGGGGGTGTTGGCCGCAGCCGCGGCCGGTGCTTCTGCGATCACTGGTATGACCCATTGCCGACGATCGTGATCTCACCGGCATACGAACCCGTCGGGCCGTTGGCGATCACGATGTTCCCGGTGGTGACGCCAATCCCGGTCAGATAGTCCGCGAGGTGAAACTGCCCGCCCACGGCCACCTGGGCACCGATCACGCCCGTCGGGGCGGAGAACCGTACAAACCCACCGGTCGGTCCGGTGGACACGGTGACCAGCACTTCCTTGATGGTGGTCACGCTCGCGGAGCCGGTCGGGCCGAATGCAGAAACCGGCAGTGCCGCGACTGACCACGACGCCGAACCGATGCCGGTGGTCGAAAACGGATACGACCACGCGACGTTGGCCTGGTTTGGCCCGGTGCCGGTGGTGATCGACCGGCTCGACGATTGCGTGTCGCTCTTTGACGCCCCATCGGAGTCGGCGAGAGACCACGCAACACGAGTCGCACCAGCCACAGAAAGAGTGTTTGGCATCAGATACTCCCGAAGTCGCCAGTGCCGATCACAGTCACGTCAACCGAGTAAACGCCCGTCACATTGCTCTTGAGTGAGACATAGGAAGGGCTCGCCGACGACGGTATTCCGCCGAGGTAGTCAATCCAATGAAACTGACCGCCAACATTGAGACGCACGCCAGTGACGCCAGTGGGAAGCCCAACCGTGAGATTGCCGCCGGTTGGCCCGGTAGTGACGCTGACCAGGACTTCGCGAACGGTCGAGAAAAATGCTTGGCCCGGAAACCCGAACGCATTTGCGGCATAGGCGGCAACGTCAAGATTTCGGGTGTTCGTCCCGGTCACGCTCTCGGTCGTTGAGAAAGCAATGCTGGCTTGGCTCGGCCCAGTGCCGTTGGCGATCGACCGAGACGACCGCTGCTCCACCGACCTCGAGACCGACCCAATGCCCTGGCTCTCGGACAGGGTCCACGCCATCCGAGTGCTTCCGGAAACTGAGAGGGTGTTTGCCATCAGTGGATCTTCCCTTCCGCGTGAAGTTGTTTGGCTTCGGCGAGCGTCAGCCCAGCCCGGATCGCGAGGTACTCAAAAAAAGTCAGTGGCGTGCGGCTCGATGGCTTCTTGCTGGTGATCGACCCGATGCCGACACGCCGCGATGGCTCGTAGTGGACGTGCTCGCCGGCATCGCTGGCCGACGCCAGCGGCTCGCGGCCACGGGCGGTCGATCGAAACAACGAGTCGGTCATGCAGCACCCTCTACCACCATTGTACGAATGTTCACTGGCCCTCTCGGTCCATGACCTCATACAAGCAAGCGGCATATCCGGCGATGTCCACCGGGCCGTCGATCGTGCTATTCGGCCCCCGGAATCTGGCGATCTTGTCGAGGATCATGATCGTCGCCCAATCCGCTTCGGTGAGCGGTCGTTTCAGCACCTCGGAGAACGCGGCATTGACCATGCCGATGGTTCTGGCGAAGTGACTCTTCGGCCCTCCGTACTTGGGCCGGCGGTCGCGAATGACCTCGGCGGTTCTCGAGCACAACTGCTCGGCGGGAGTCTGCTCTGGCTGATCGCCGCCGGCACCGTAGACCCGCCGGGTGATCGGCTCACCGTCGGGGGCTATCTGGTCACGCCGGTATTTCTCCCACGCTGCTTCCAGCATCGCCCCGCCAGCCTCTTTCTCTCGATTAGCTTCCAGCATTCTTTCCCTCTCTCTCACGAGTCTTATAGTGGGCCGCCAACGTGCCCGCTGTTCCGGTCCACTGCCCTTGGTAGCGACGGGCGTCACGCACGACCGTCGCGATGTATTCCTCTGTCAGCGGTTCGTTTGACGAAACCTCGGTACAAGTTTCTAAGTGACTAGGTTTTGTCACGCCGGCACCTCCAGCCGGGGGCCGGCGACGTGCATGGCAACCAGCCCGCCGGCTTCGTCGTAGACAAACAACTCCATCGCCCGACGCTGGCCCAGCCAGCCGTTGACCGCGTGATAGTCGTCCGCCGGCCCGAGGGACGGGGCAACCCGAACCAGCACACCGTCGAGGGTCTCAATCGGCCGCGACCACTCCGCGGCCTGGTGGTGGAGATGCCCGGTGTGGATCTCCCGGTACGGGCAGCGGGCCCATGCCTTCGCGGCCTCGATCGCCATGAGCTGCGGCAGCTTCCGCTTCGCTCGGTGCCCGTGACAAAACCCGAGGAGGTTGCGGCCGTGATCGAGGTATTTGCGGGGCGTAAACTTCTCGTCGATCGTCACCCGCCCGCGGGCCTGGTAGCGTTCAACGAGGAGCCGATGCAGTGCCCACGTCAGCGTCTCGTCGTGGTTGCCGTTGACCACCACAACGTCCGCCGGTGCGACGCCGGTTGCGTGGTCGATCACGCCGATGAGCGAGTCGGTGCCGACCTGGATCATCTTCTGCAGCCGGCCGTCACGCTCCAGCGGTGTGCCGCTGGTGGTGCTGCCGTCCGGACGGTCATAGTGGAAGAGGTCTCCAAGCATCCCGACCGTCATGCGGCCCGGCTTGTAGGTGTCGGCGATAGCCAGCAACTCGCCGGCAGACTCGTCCACCAGCTTCGCGGCGATGTCCAGGTCGTAGTCGGCCTCGCCGGTCGTTTTCTCCCAGCAATACTTGCCGAAATGCGTATCGGCCACGACGAGCACGGCCCAAGCCCCTTTGCGGGAAGGCTTGTCCGCGATTCGCGAACCCCGGACACGGAGGCTGTCGGACGCCGCGGCGATCATCGCTTCGACGCACTCGCGGACGCCGGGGCCGGGCTTCGGCTTGAGCCGCACGAACACCCGGAACAACTCGGTGACAATCGGCTGCCCGGTATTTCGATCGACGCTCGCCGACTCCCATTTGGTCGCTTCGCTGGCCGCGACCTCGTAGCGGTCTAGGTCCGCTTCGATGTGCCGTAGCAAATCCTCGACCGTGCGGATCGTCCGCGACGTAGACCGGGCCTCGAGCACGTCGCCGTCCTGGCGCTTCGTGACTTGCTCGGCGTCGGCGGCTGGAGCCGGCGGCGGGGCCGCGGCCTTCACCCGGTCGATCAGTCTTTCCTTGTCAGCCATTGCCGGAGCCCTTGGCGACCGCACACCGGGAATCCATCCGCCGCCGCCATGGCGACGATCTGATCGGCCAGCCAGCACGCGGAGACTTGCAGCTCACCCGACTGCCACTGCCGGCGGATCTCTAGGAGCTGCTCGCGGACGGCCGGCGGCAGCCGGCCCTCAAACCCGCGGGGAGCGGATTTGATGCTGGCTGCAGCCGCGTTAATGCGGTCGACGAGCGTGCCCATAGCACGATCCTCGCGGATAGTGTACGGGTGTCAACCCTCGTTTTCCGGGGCTGTTGAGCCCGGTGGGAGACCGAAATACTTGGCTCCGGCCGCATTCATGGCGGCTTGGCGACCGTCGCAGCCGCAGGGGCCGCCTACGACGGCCTCGACTCGCTCCTTCGTGATCCCGATCGTCGCGAGGCCGGCGGCGACGCGGTCGCCCAGGCCGGGAGGGGGGCCAGCGCACAATCGGCCAACCCCCGGAAGCAGCATGTGGCCGCAGTTACTGCAATACCCATTTCCGTCTTTGACGACGCATAGCAATTTGCCAGGCATGGCTACGTCAGGTAAGTGAGTTTCATGTAATAGCGGCTCAGTAGCTTTTCCTCGTTAGTGCCAGCGATCCCGTGATAAAATCGCCGGCCTGGTAGCGAAAAATCAGGACAGGGCACATTTGAAAACATACTTGTACCATTCACGTCAAGAGAGGCAGTCCACGATCCAGATATGGTGCGAAACTTTGCCGCATAGGCGACATTCGTAACTCCCAGCGTATTGGTTTCGATCTCAGCAGGGAAAGAAACCCGTTGGTAACAGTAAACAATATCCTTGGTCGGAGAGAACTTAAAATGAGAGCACCTAATAAACCGTCCGCCAGAACCTCCGGTAGGTGCGGACGCGAAAGCGGTGGCGTCAAGAGCAATCCCCATCACTCCCCCAAATGTCGCGGCCGTTACTTGAATCTCTATCTCTGCGTCTCGTGTCAAATCAAGGAAGGTACACCTGGCGGCGTATCCTGTTGAAAACCTCAAGCCGAAAGACTCATACGATACGTTTCTAGTGATCCACCTCGACGGGTCTTCAATAGATGATGATTTAAGGTCTGTCTCAAAATATGCACCGCTGCCGTCCGAATCATCGGCTGGGCATGGAGCGCAGCATGGGGAGCACGGCAGTAGCACCATCACGAGCACTCCGCGGCGATCAAGTGCCAAGTTGAATCTATGCTCGCCACCGCGACCCACTTGGCCGCACCTCCGGTAGTGGTGACGTTCGCAAACCTATTGACGCCCGTGAGCGAAAGCGGCCCGCTTGGCCCGCTGGCTTGAGCACCGGACCCCGTGTATTCCCATACCGTTTGCGTGCCGCCCTTGGTCCACGTCCCGGTGATCTTCCCGACCTTCACGCCACCGCCGCTGCCAGCACCGATCCGCACTAGGCCCCACTTCCCTTCGCCAGTACCGCTCTCTTTCCAAAGGATAGTTGACTCGCCGTTGCTATCAGTTCTCAATGAAGAGGAAGACCCAGACTTCGTCGTCGCAAACCGGTGAGTTGGGTCTTGCACGTCAAGTTTTACTTGAACCACTCCATCAACGGCGGCCATGCCGATCTCGCCTGCTTTGATCGGTTCCACAGCGACGACAAATGACCCGCCGGCCGTCGATGTAGGCACAACTCCCACCAGTCCAGGCCACGACTCAAACGTCGATCCACCTGTTACGCCAGTTGGCGCCTCAAGAACTGTTGCGATCTGCAGCACGCCCCATTTCGCAACGCCAGTAGCCGACGAGTTCCGAACGCGAACGGTGAAGTTAGTTCTAGGGTACGCTTCAACGTCCCCCACAAATCGCGGCTTGGTAACAACCGTATCGACGAGGCGGTTCCACGCCAGCGCGCTGACTTCAAGGCTCTCGCCACGTCGTACTTTCCCAAGGTCGCTCATGCGATCTGCTGCTTTTCCTTGTCCATTGCATCCTTCCGAGCGTCGGATGGCTTTCTCGCGTCTAGGTCGAGCTTGTGCGTAAATACATTTCCGGAGCCAAGATAGAATCTCGGCCAGTATTGCCCGATTTTCAGATCCGAGAACTTCATAGTCCCGTAAACCTGATCGACGTACGCATACCTTGGAAACTTTACAGGAAAGTCGTTGTCAACTTCGTCACCGAAGTCGATCCACATGTAATCCCAGCCGCCCTTGTAGATGATTTTGATAGCGCCGACTTGGAAGTTCTCGCGATTCTGTCTTGCTGAGAAGGAGTAAGTCACAGCAACCATTGTCGCCGTAACGCTTGAGTCGAAACTTGCCCCGAGAAACAACACCTCGCCAGCCTTGAATCCGCGAAAATCGTCGGAGTTCACAAGCCCAGTGCTGTTTCGCAGCTCGAGAGCGTATGGGTTGTTTGGGGTAGGAGTTTTCTGCTCATCCTTTTTAAGTTCCTCATCGGTTGGCTTTTTTCCGACGAACAAATACCACGCAGGAACAAGCCACGTCTCGGTCCAGTTAAACGACGGGACAGTGACGTCCAGCCCGTTGACCCTACCCCCAGATACGTTTATTGCCCCGTATGTCTCGGGAGCAGTCTGCCCCGGACGGGCGTACCCTCGATAAATCGGGACGCCCATCTTTTCGTGCAAGAACGCTGTCTGTATGTGCTCAGTCCCTCCGGTCGTGTCGAGCGAAACCGAACTTGGAATGAAGGTGACGTCATCCGTGTTTTTTATGACACGACCTTCATACGAATCAACGCCAGCATTTTCATACCTGGCGGTGATTTCGTACCAGCCGTTGGCTATCGGTCGGCAACTTAACTCACCGCGGCGATGGCCGTCGTAGTAAAGCGGGGCAAGTTCGATGCCCTTTTTTTCCGCGGCCGTGTAGCCGTCGATGGAATGCACGATCCATCGAACTTCGACCTGGCGCGAAACGAATCCGTCGGAATCAACCGAGATCGTTCCAGACCCAGAATCGACACGCTCGATCGACGAGTTTCGCTGCAGCCATTCCTCGGTGGAAATGACTGTGTTCGGAAGAAACTCGTAACGCCCACCGGTGCCTTGATTCTCAGCCATTCACGATACCTCACGAGAACTGAAGGCCACCATTGCGGTGCATCATCATCCGAAGCAGAACCTCGGCAGTTTTTTCTGTAGCCAGCGCGGTCCGCTCCGACGCAGACAACAGCTCGCGGTCGGATCTGGCCGCAACCCGTCCTGCAACAGCTGGCGAATCGTTTTTTATCCCGGCCTGCAGTGCCGTGGCAGGAGGAACCTCTTGGGTATTTCGCACCAGCGCGTCGATGCCATCTGCCGTGCGGCCCGTGTTTTCTGCGGTCTCTTCTGCGGAGGTAAGGGCAGTCCCAATTCCGATCTGTGAGCCACTTCCGAAAGTTCCAGAAGACTCGCCTCGCCCAAACAACGACGCTTCGTCTCGTGGCCTAGCAGAGCCCCCAGGTCTTAGTGCGTTGCGCACTGGGTCTCTCACAACGCCGACGGCATCGCCCCCTGAAACCTCCGGCATCGGCGATTTTGCGTCACCAACTGCCCCCGGCATTGACGCTGCTGCGTCGCCAACTGCCTTAGGCGGTTTTCCGCCCCCAGACGTCAACGTCCATCCAAGAAACGCAAAAGATGCCGACATTGCAGTAAGCAGCCAACCCCATCCGGGGATCGCCAGCATAGCGACCCGAACGGCAATGAGCGCTTTTGACAGCAACCCCAGCGAGGCGGTGAATCCTCCGGCAAATGCCGTTGCGGTAGCGGCTATCTTAATGAATCCCATAATGCCGAAGTTTACGACCTGGAGCACTGTTCCAGCGCCTATGCAGGCAAAGCCCATGGTGAAAAAGCCAGTGGCGATGCCAGCCAAAATAGTAGATAGCATTGGGACGCTAGTCAGTAGCCAAGAAAACTTGTCGATAACCGCAATCATTGCGTCCGATGTCCTTGCGACGGCCGTCGCAAGCCCGCCGTCTACAAAAGCGATTGCTAGTCTGTCAACGACGGCGACAAGTGAGTTGGCTATCCCGGTTAGCCCTGACATTGCTATGGCAAACTTCTGGGACACCGAGCGGCTGCTTTCCATGGCCGTCGCTATCTTGTCGAAACCAGCCTTGCCTTGCTCGCCAAATGCGTGAATGACACGAATGCCGCGAACGTCAAACACGTTCACCAATGCTTCGTTCGTCAGCATCGCGTCCCTTGCGGACTTGTCCATCCCCTTCATGGCAATGGAAAACTTTTCGGCAATTTGCGGAAGAGGAAGAAGCCTGCCGCCGTTATCAACAAGCGACTCCATTGAAAGTCCGAGCTGCGCCAGCGCTTCTCGAGCGTCTTTGGTCGGAGAAAGCAGCTTCACCAGCAGAGTTTTAATGCCAGTGCCGGCCTCCTCCCCTTTGATGCCGTACCGTGCAAGAACTGCAAGTCCTTGCGACAAGCCAAACAAACTCTGGTTTGTGCCTTTAGCGACGCTTGCAACCAAGGCGAACGATTCGATCATGGAAGCGATTGAGGTTTCGCTTGAGTCGGCAGCCGCAGACAGCGTGTCGGCCGCGTCCTTTGCGCTAATACCGAAAACATTCATCGAAACCTTCATAAACTCAGCAGCCTGAGCAGCCTCAACTCCACTAACTTGCGCAAACTCAATCGCCGACTTTCCCGCACCGGCGATGGCTTCCTCGACACTCATTCCTGCTTTGATAAGCAGAGTAAATGCCTGTGCGATCCTGGCAGGAGCAATGCCCATAGACTTTGACAGTCGCAGCGCTTCGTTTCTCACGTCCTCAAGCTGCTTGGGCGAAATGTCAGCGACGGCACCTTTCAGCTCAAGAATCGAGTCCTGAAACGTCGCAGCTGATCGTGCTGCCAAGATCATCGGCAGCCCCATCGCAGCCCCGGCCGAAGCCATGGCCGTGCCGGATGCCATCAAGGTTTTCCGAAGCCCGACTATTGCGTTGTGGGTCTTCTTGAGCTTCTTTTGAAACTCCGTGTCATTTGCGGAGATTTCAATAAACGCTTTACCGGCACGGACGGCACCAGCGCTCATATCATCCCCTCCAGTTGCTTGCCGGTTACCACCTTCGTTGCTGTCGTGCGATTTCTCATCGGGTGGATTTCAGACGCATCATATGGACGCGAGCGTTTTTTTGGGTCGCGGTGAATCTCTGCAAGCTGCGCTATCTGTGCTGAAGTGTGATTCCAGCTCTCTCGCTGCCTTCCGCGGACTGCAACGAGGAGTTCTCTGAGTGACCATTGGCCTGGGTGCACACCGATGATTCCAGCGAGTTCGTAGCCGAGTTCCCAGATGTCCACTGAGCGATCGCTGCGTCCATCTCCATCTCTATCTGCGGCATTCGCTGATCGACCATCTGGTTGGCTACAACTTCCGCCTCGCGAACCTTCGCCACCGCCGCCGACAGGATTTTCCTTTGGCGGGGATGGCAAAAAAAAACCATTTCGTCCACCAGCGCGGCATACGCTGACTCAAGCGTCACGCCATCAAACTCTGAAAAAAACTGCTCTGGCGTAAGGCCGCGACTTTCGGCCTGCGGCTCAACAAGGCACCAGATGACTTGCCCAAGGGTAAAAGGATCCGACAGCTGCTCGAGGCTCTTCCTTTCCTCGGTCGCGATGTCGAACAGAGACACACCAGTTGCTGCACGAACCCGCGCATACGAGGCGTAGGTGGCCTCAAGAGACCATGTCCGACCAGTCCTATCGTTAAATCTTTGCATCAGAGTACGTTGGGTCCGCGTGCCCCCAGCTTCTTAGCGCTATTCGGGGGATTACAGCGCCGTCGAGCAGCTCGTCTGCATCTATTTCGTGAATCGTGAACTTTCCTTCGATCTCAATAAGTCCGCCAGACAATCTCACGTCCACTGCGAGAGGAAGCCAGAACCTGCCGACGGAGCTTTTTGCCCACCTCCGTTTGTATAGCTCCCTTGCGGACTTCATGTCCGGCAGCGTTAGCTGAATCTCATGGCTTCTCGAAACAACAATACTAGACGCTGTTTGATGATTGAATCCAGTTGCGTCTATTTCAACTATTGTCTCGCGAACGCTAACGTCGGACGCACCATCCACTACCTGGCCTTCGATCTCAAGAACGCACTCCCTTCCGAGAACAGTGACGTGATGCTGTGGTTGGCTTGTAGGCACCGCGCACCCCTAATCAACTGCGATCACGAAATCTGAACGCCAGCGTGTCTTTTCAGAGTGATTGTCGTTTCCACAGCGCCGTCGATTTCTTGCGGCTCGCTGATGTTGTTAATGTAGTAGAGGCCCGTAGCAAGCGCGCCAGTAGCGCCGACGCTCACCACACCAGTAGCGTGAATATATGCTGTGTGGTCAAGAACGACGACCTCAAGGCTAGTGTTCCAACGAACCGGAACAAACTCCTGAATGTTGTCGCTTCCGCGAGTTGTCACTTCAGCTTCGGCGCTCGTCTCCCTGGTCACTGTGACGCTTTTCACGTCCTTATTGGCAATCATGTTGCCGAATGAGAAAGACTGATCCTTGCCGAGCTTGTAGCTGTGGGCGACAGTTGGCATTTAGCGTTGCTCCTGTTATGCGATGTGGCGGCCATTGCCACCTGAACACCAGTATACCACTAAACTATCCGCGGCGAACTGTGAATCCGCGGCCGCCGGATCCGGACGTTGACCGGAACTTTCCAGCGAATGCTTTAGCGATTGAGCCGTTCGCCACACAGAAATCCATGGCTGGCTTCATGAATGGTCGAGCGGGGTAAACGGAGACTGTCTGGAGCGACATCGGCCGCCAATGTGTTTGATTGTGCGGCCGCTTGCCGGTTGGAAGTTTCATCGTGATCGGCTTTCGCATTCCTCCGCGTTTGTTTTTGATCTGAGGTATGTAGACCCAAGTACGCATCCTCAGTATTCCGCCAAACTCATGCAGATACGGGATCATCTTTCCTTTTTTTGATGGCCCAACAACTGCCGAATGGGTTTGTTTGTCGTAGAAGTTCCAGAGATTCCTGCGGAACCCGAGATAACTTGCGAAATGCCCGGCGTATGGCGTGTGCGTGTACGGAGGAGACCCAGGCGGCGAGGATTTAGGGGTCTGCACTTCACGGACTATCGTGTCACCAGACCTTTTTGAGACAACTCCCATTGAGATAAGTGAGGATATTCCAGAGCCTGGAAACCGTCCCTGCACTTTCAGCGGAAGCCTCGCCATGCCTCGTTTTTTTATGATCCGTTTTGCTCGATCTTTGATGAGCATTGACGCCTTCGACATGGCCGCAAGATCCATTTCAGACATAGCGTCCTTGACGGCCTTGCGGTCAAAAAACGACTCAATGGAAACGCGCATCCCGATGGATGGGATACTTGTAGTCATCACGACACCTTGGCGTTGGCCCGCCTATAGGACACGGATATGTCAGCAAGAAACACCCGCGACCCAGTAACCTGGTCGCGATCGTAGGTTACGACGTTTGTGATGCCGAACCACTGAACTCCGGCCGGCATAGCCGGCGTGCTGGCTGGAAGCGTTTTTGATCGTATGGAGTCAACAATGTTCGTTCTGAGGTCAATCATGTCGTCGATCTCTTCGTCGGCAAGCAGTTTCTTGCCGAGAACGACGTGCACCTCGTACTCAAACAGATCAGCCCCGTGCGTGTGGTTGCTCACCTCTACGCTCCCCGGCACTACAGACACGCGAAGGTCAGAAAGATCATCAAGCGTGTAGTCGGCGACGTATGTGCGGACGGCATTCACTTTCTGAACGGTGCCGTCGAACGTGGCCGAAGACAAACTTTCGGCGAGAGAATCGGCGATCAGTATTTCGATGGCATTCATGGCTTCGGCCCTTCCTCTAATATCATTCTCTCAAGTGCCGTTACGTTGTCGGCGTGTCGCTGGTTGCCTGGGTTTCGCCTCGCTGCCTCACGGGCGTGGGCGAGGGCTTCGTCCATCAACCCCAGTTCGTAGGCGGACGAGTACGCCATGTCCGCCGGCAGATCCCCGTAGCAAGACGGGTCGCTGGCGTGCGAACGGTTCTCGTCGGAGCAGTTCAGTGCTTGCCGCGCCCAATAAAGCGTGCCGATCGGGTCTTTTTTTTGGAATGCCATCCCGGCGACTTTGACGTACGCCTCCGGCTCCAGCGGGCTTTCAAGCATGGACCCGATGATATGCCGCGACGCACGCTTCTCGTCCCGGCGGGACATCGCCCGCCGTGCATACGCCCGCTCATTCGGAGCCCCGCCCGGCATGGCAAGGTATTTCTGGAACTCATCGACGCACGCCGCATCGTCGGCGTAGTCCAGCTCGCGAGCGAAATACCATTGCATTCGGGCGTCGGCCGGATTCTCGCGGACGGCTTGCCGGAGGAGCTTGAGGTCGGTTTTATGGACCTTCCCCGGTTGCCGGTGGTGGCGGATCACGACGCCGTCGGATTGCGTCTGCACTTCCTCCCCGTCCCACCGCACGAGCCCCTCGTGCGTCGCCCCGGTCCACCGGTAGCCAGTGCGGGTGTGAATGCGGTCGCAGCGGAAGCGGACCACGTCTGACCACCAGTACCAGTAGCGGAGTTTGGTGGTCTCCGGCTTCCAATCACGCTCTAGGGCTTCCCGCCAGCCGGGGTCGAGGGCTTCGTCGAGGTCCAGCCGGATCACCACGTCGGCGTCGGCCGGGGCGTGCATCAGCGATAGGTTGTGGGCGTCGTCCCAACGCCACGGGATCGGGCAGCCGCGGGCCACTGTCACGCCCGCGGCCTCGAGCAGCTCCACCGTGTTGTCGGTCGAGCCGGTGTCGGTGACCACGCGAACGTCGGCCTCCCGGCACGACGACTCCCACCGCTCGACGTTGGCGGATTCGTTGCGGGCGAGGGCGTAGATGGCGACTTTCATGTAAGGATCGCCCCCTTCCGAAGCCCGTCATCGAAATACTCCACCGCCCTAGCTTGCTCCTTGGCAAACGTCTCGACCGCCGCCCGCACCTCCCGGTTGTCGCAGTCGTCGGCGAGGATCACCCGGCTGCCGGCCACCAGCCGGAGGTCGGCCAGTGCCCCGGCGTAGGAGTGGTCGCCATCGACGTGGGCGAAGTCTGCCGGCGGCAGACTCTTGATCGCGTGGGAGTCCACCACGACCAGGTCGGCGTCGATCTGGTGCTTCGCAACGAGCCGCCGCCAGTGGGCGAGACAGTCGTAGGAGTCGGCGTCCATCGCCCCGTCGATACAGAGGTAGTGGGCACCTGGGGCCGCGGCCTCAAACGTCAGCAGCGAGTAGCCGCAGCGGGTGCCGATCTCGATCACGCTTGCCGGCTTGTAGCGGCGAAAAACCTCGCCCTTCATCGCGTAGTGGAAAATCACCCGAGAGTCGCAGCCGAACCAGTCATCCTCCCGCCAGTTGCTTTCCAGCAGTTTTCGGACGGAGTCGGTCCATGCCACCGAGGCTGTCATTCCCATGCGTCACCCATGATGTTGAGTACGTCGGCGATCGGTATGTAGGCCAGCCACGCCTCGGCGTCCCGCACGCCGAACGATGCCACGAGCGTGTCCTGGCCGCTGACCGCGAGGCCGGCGGCGAACTCGATGCTGCGGGTTTCGCGGAACGCGAACGGCGGGGATACCCGCGTGATCCGCCAATCGGCACCCTCGTCGAAAATGACGAACCGGTGTTCGTAGACTCGCCGGCCGCCGGAGACGGCCACCTCGTGGACGATCGCCCACCACAGGCCAGGAGCCCATGGGTGCTCGACGAGCTGCGAGCCGCCGCGGAAGCCGCGGGCTACCAGCGGAGCCTCGGCGTGAGCGGTCACGGTCCAATCGTCGCCGTCCTCGCGGACCAGGCACGTCCGGCCTTCGTGGCTGCACGAATACAGCCACTCCCGCCGGCCGGTGATCGGCATCCAGTTTTTCTCGTGTCGGCCGCTCACGGTGTCGTGGCAGCGGAGGTCTTGGATCCGGTCGAAGGTCTCCAGCTTCCCGACGCCGATCCGGCAAGTCCCGTCGCGGTCCGCCCAGTTGCGGATCGTCGCCGACGCGATCAGTTCGCCGTCCACGGAGTTGAGTCGAACGTCCTCGAGCCCGGTCACCGCGAATCCGCTGGCTTCGTAGTCTGCGGCCCAATAGCGTGCGTGCCCGTCGCCAGGCTCGACGAGACAGTTGAACGTCCGGATCGCTTCGCGGTCCTCCGGCGGAATGACGTAGCGACCGTTTTCGTCGATCGAATAGTTACTCGACCGCACGTTGACGAGTAACCGGTCGCCGTGGCTCACGACCGAAGGATTGAACAGCGACCATCCGACGCGGGCCGGCGGCACGTCGATCTGCGTGAACTCCGCGGCGACGCCCTGGTCAGATAGAGTCCGCGTGTACCACGTCCGGTTGGCCCGGACCTTCTCTTCCTTCTCCGGCGAGAGCGGGAGACGCATGAGCCGTTCGCACGCTCGGCGTCCAGCGTCGTGCTCGCCGCAGTAGTAAGCGTGGGCCGCGAGTCGATGTAGGTGTTCGATCATGCCGGTGTTCACCTGTTCACCGGTTAGCCTAGCGGGATCGGCGTGGGCGTAAACCCCGGATTTTCGCGCCGGAAGTCCACTAGCTCACAGGGCTAGGGGACTGCTCTGGCACCAGTTGCGTCACCGCTTCGGTGGCAAACTCAATGCCTGCTAGCGGCACCACCTCCACGCTGGCGAAGTTGCTTGCATCCAGCCGCGCGAACCCGGCTGCATAGATGCCGCCTGCCGCAATGCACTGCGGCAGGATGTCGGCAACGTGGCACCACCGACCGTCAGCGAGCGCGGCAGGGTACACGGTGCAGCGTGGGTCGCCGTACCATGCGTGGTAGTTCAGCATCTTCTGAGCGAGGGCGGTGTCGAACACAATGCCCAGCGTCTGGAGCGTGGCGGTGTCGGGCAGCGGCGAGGAGAGGAAATCTGCGAGGGTCATGCGTTGCGTCCCAGTGCGGTCTGGAATGCTTGCATCGCGGTGTAGTAGGCAGCGACCTGACCAGCATCCATTGATTCGCCAATGCTGTACGCCCTGATCGAATCTGTTGAATATTGGATGGGAGTTCCCGCAGAGTTGAACGCCAACACAAACCAGTTGTTGACGTGGGAGGCTGGCGTCACAGACGTTTCATGCAGCGAAACTTCAGTGCTATTGAGGTATGTCCGCAACGCGGTTGCGCTAGTGCGTGTTGAGAGGCGAAGCCCTCCTCGCAAAACGCTGCTAGGCTCACTGGCGTCATTACTGGCGGTTGTACCCCATACGGTTCGGATTTGGGCCAATCCATTGCCTGAGTTCAGCCTATAAGACAGGTTGTATTGATGTGAGCCTGACGCATTGCCTAAGAAAGCCCTAGTCGTATCGGTCGGTGTAATCTGCGGCACATAAGCCGCCATGTGCCCCGTTGCTACGCTCTGCAATGCAGAAGGCGCAAGCCCCGTGTTGAGATACTTACTCGTCCCATTCCCAGTCAGCCCACCGCTCGCCCCCGTCTCCGCGTAGTCGGTGCCGACGCCGACGAAGGCGTTGTTGGTGTCAGTGGTGTTGCCAAGCGGCGATCCGCCAAACGAGGACGAACGATAGAGCGGCACCAGTGCGGCGTTGAGATTTGAGCCGCAGAAAAGGTTGAGCCGGTAGAAGCGGTCGCGAATGATTGCCGAGTCGATGGCATCGCAGAACGTATTCACCGCCGCCGCCGTGCTGGCACTCACCGTGCCGCCGTTGGCATAGACCCTGTTGACCCAATCCTGCGCGTCGGCGTTGCTGACCTGCGGGGCGAGGGTAATGCCCCACTTCGCGGCGAGGTAGCGTTCGATGCGAGTGATATTTGCCGCTGGCATTGACGCCGCATACGCAAGGAACTCCATCCAACTGGCCGTTGCCCCGCCGCCGGATGCTGTGTTGATAGACAGCGTTCCCGTTGTATCCGTGTAAGCACCGGAGGCGTTCGTTTTCCGAATAATCTCCACGCCGTCGCGTCGCACCGACATGATTGCGCCGTCGCGAAACGCGGAATACACATGGCCTACGTTGTTCGTTTCATCCCCCACCGTGCCTGTAAGCCGAGCAGTAGAGACACTTCCAAAGTCAACAATATGACTGCCAGCCCCCCCAAAGTCTGTTGCGTAAAACACGCGACTCGCGGCATTAGGGTGCGCTGGCGAACCCCAACAGATCGAAGTCACGCTGCCTTCTGGCCTCGCAACCCACGCGAAGAACATCTTTGGCGATGTCGTAGCGTCAGCGACATACTGAGCAACCGATACTGGAGAAATAACGGTTTTGGTCTGCGCGTCGAACGCTAACGCCTTCCTGCCTCCCTGAGTCGTTCCGCTTATCGCGGGCCTGTTCCCCGCCGTCGCCTGCACGGCGTGCCTCGCGTTGCCGCTCTTGTCCCCCCAGTATCCCACCGGATCGCTCGTCGCGGTGGCGGGCGTCGTTGCCGCAGCGTCTTGGAAAAGCGTGGTCGCATCGCTCGCGTCAAGCCAGAGGGCGAGGCCGGGGATTTCAGCCGGCGTGAACTCCGCACCGCTCTTCCAGAAAGTCACCGGCAGCCGCGTCCGCACACCGCCGCGGGGCCACGATCCTCGAGGGCTCATGCCGTCACTCCCACAAAGGTCGTGTGAATCCTTCGCACCCGCTGGGACCGGTCGCCCCACTGCCACGGGTTGCCAGCACCAGCCGGCAACGCGACTTCGTACACCCGCTTCACGCCACTGGCGTCGGTCTCGGTGATCCGGTCGCCACGCACCGGGGCGTCGGGCCAATCCGATACGCCGATGAAATAGTCGCGGGTCTCGTACCGGAGTATCTGTCCGGCGGCATCGGCAGCCTCAAACCTCGACCCGCCGATCGTCGCTGGCACCACGGACGGAATGAGCGACCCCAGTGCCCGGTACTCGACGTTCACGGCCATGTGGAGCTTCCGCTGCTCCTCAAACCACGTCACGCCCTTTGCTATAAGGTCTTGCATCACGCCAATCCACAGTGGTGCCACAAGCCGATGGCGATCACGTCACGCATGAGTCATTTGGTGCGAGAGGGGCGGGCACGGCCGGTAGCTGGCCGCACCCGCCCCCTTGCGTGGGGTCGATCACGAACCCGGCCAGAGGAGCACGGCCACCTGGCGATCGGTCGCCAGGCGGGCACGAGCCAGGTAGCCGGCGTTGGTGCCAGTCGAGGCGTCGAACACGCCGCTGGTGGCGTACCACTTGATCGCCGAGCCTTGGGCACCGGTCACGCCGGTCGTGAACACCGGGCCGGTCACGACGCCGTTGGTCAGCACCGCACCAAGTTCGTTGGCGACGATCGCACGCTCGGCAATCGTCACGAGTGAACCAAGGACGACCATCTCGCCCGCCGCCACGCCCGTAGTAGGGGTGTAGTCGAGCTTGTCGCCTTCCGCAGAGAATGAAGCCATCTGAGAAACCTTTCGTAACTGAGGGAGTGGTTGGTGAGCCCCGGCCGGCGGGTTTGGCCCCCGCCGGCCGGGAATGGATCACATCAAGATCAAGCCGTCGCCATCCGGTAGGCACCGCGGGCTTCGGCCTTGGCAACGCCGTAGGAGAAGTGCCCGCGAACCTGGATACCGAGCTGGTTGAAATCGGCCTCGGCCTGCTGCACCGTCGGCAGCCGCTGGCCGTTGAGGAAGGCGACTTCCATCGCCGGCAGTTCAGCCGGGTTCGCCATGAGCCACCAGGTCGTACCGCTCGTCAGGTACGCACTGGAGACCACGCGGAACCGACCGGCGAACACGTTCACGTTTCCGCGAGTCG